ATCTTTATAGTACCATTACCTAAACCTACACTGATAGGTAAGGATTGGTATAAACCACTACCAAAAGAGGAAAGTAAATAATGGATATAGCTAAGAAAACAATAGGTGAGTTGATTGATGGCCTAGTGACCACGAATTTACGTTGCTGGACGTACCAAGAGAACTTGTTGAATGAATCTTTTACTGATGAGCAAAGATTAAAATTTGCTATTATGGCACAGGAACAGAATGCTAAACGAAGTCAATTGATTGGTGCGATTAACGAATACTTTAAAGAACAGGGGTTTACTTCTACTAAAACTTATGGATAAAATTATCTTATTCGTTAATCATAAAGAACCTAGATGCGGAGTTTATCAAGCTGGTTTAGGTATCTCAAAGATATTGAAAAAATCTAATAAGTATAGATTAGAATATGTTGAGGTAGAAAATTTAACTCAATTTGAGAATTACTTTAATTTTTCAAAACCAGATGTTGTATTATATAATTATCATCCAGCACCTATGCCGTGGCTAAATTTAAGCATTATTAAACAGTATGAGAGTTTAGCAAAGAGCATGGTTATTCAACATGAGGGATTTCATAATCCTGATAACACTACTTTTCAATATTATATATTTGCTAATGCGGCAATGGAAATCTTACCAGAATGGAATAATGTCTTTGTAGTTGGTAGACCTTTAAAGAAGTACGATGGAGATTACCCTACTAATAGTATACCTACTATCGGAAGTTTTGGTTTTGGGTTTCTAAATAAAAGATATGAATTAATTGCTAAAGCAGTAAACTCTGAATTTGATAATGCTATAATAAATCTACAAATATCTTATGCTAAGTATGGAGATAACGAGGGGTTTTCCGCTAGACAGTCTGTAGAACTGTGCAGAAAAGAGATTAGTAAACCTGGAATAGAACTAAGGGTATCCCATGCCTTTTTACCTGAACAGGACTTACTAAAATTTTTAGCATCCAATGATATAAATGTTTTCCTGTACGATGATATGCCGGGTAGAGGTTCAGCTAGTACAATAGATTGGGCACTATCTGTGAAGAGACCTATAGCAGTTAGTAAGACTTATATGTTTAAACACTTAGTAACAGAACCATCTGTTTTTATAGAGGATAATAACCTTAAAACTATTTTAGCAAATGGTACCGAACCTTTACATAAATTCTACAATATGTGGTCAGAAGAAGCTAATATAAAACACTATGACGAAATCTTTGACAGAGTACTCTCTCAATAGACTTTTAACATCTACTGATAGGGAAAATCTAAAACCTACTATAGAGTATATGCATCTGGAATTACCTGATATGATGAGCAGAAAAGTTCCAGAGGCAAATGTACAACAAGCTTTTGTTTATGAAACTGTACTAGATTTAGAGGTTGTAGGTTCCAGAATCTTATCTGTTGGTTGTTATGAAGATACTGCGTTCGAGCTATTAAAACTTCTAGAATTTAATATAGCTGGTATAGACCCTGTTATAAACTATGATCTACATACCTATAAAGAAAAGACTCATTATAAATTTGGAGTAATTTTTGCCACATCTGTAATAGAGCATGTGAAAGATGATGAGCAGTTTATCCAAGACATTTGTGATCTGCTTGAGGTAGGGGGTAGAGCCATCCTAACTTGTGATTTTAATAATAACTATAAACCTGGAGACCCCCTACCTTACTCTAATTATAGGATATATACAGAACATGATTTAAACTCTAGGCTTAGAAAAATAATTGAAAATAATTATTGTATACTTATGGGAAAACCTAACTGGAAAGGTGAGCCTGATTTTTGGTATCAGGGACATAATTATAGTTTTGCAACATTAACTTTTTGGAAGGTAAGATAAATGGATGAAATAAGAAATATGATTTTCTATAATCATTTTGGAGCGGGGGATATTTTTGAGAGTAGGGAATTTGTAAAGGACTACATGACTATCATGCCTAATCTAAATTTCTTTTATGCACATGGTAAGCACCCTAGGATTCTACAAGATATCCCCAATTTGAATTTTTGTGAAGTTACTGATGCTATGCATCCTATGAATAAGATCACAGTAACTGCTGATACAATTTATATCAATACATGGATAGGTAGAGATGGTAGGTATGTACTCCCGGGAATAGGGTGTACGGTAGAAAAACTCTATGAGATGCATAATAATATCTTGCATGATGTAGGAATGTTTAAACTTACCAGGGATGACATCTATTCTTATATCCCTAAATTAGATTTTAGTTATTACGCTACAAATAATATTCATGACTTTTTAGTAGCAACAAAAGATACTAATAAAGTATTGATTTCTAACGGCCCAGTCCAATCAAACCAAGCATTCAACTTTGACTTTACTCCAGTTATAGATTTACTATGCAGGTCTTATCCTGATATTATCTTTATAGCTACGTCACCTACAAACCTTGCGTTTGATAATTTATACTATACTGAAGGTACTATAAAAGTAGATGGTTTTGATTTAAACAATATAGCTTATCTAAGTGTGTTTACGGATATAATTATTGGTAGGAGTTCTGGACCTCATACTTTCTCTCAACATATAGATAACTGGTTAGATCATAAAAAAGTTAACTTAGCATTTACTTATATGAAAAGTGGTTCACATTTTGTATTATCAGATCATTTACCTATGAAAAAGGAATGGTCTCCGGCAACTGAAACTAAGGATGTATTTGAAAAGATATGCGAGGTAATAGATGGGAAGAAAGCCATATGGAACGAAAGTTTATAAAGTTACTGATATAGTTAAAGAGCATCCTGGAATAAGCCCATCAATGCTTATGTACAGGTTAGGATATAAAAAGAAAAGTGGAGTAGACTCTTTGTTAGCTAATTGTGAGCAAAGAGGTATGTTACTTTATGAGGATGATAATGAGGGACTCTATCATTTTAGTATAGAGGTTAGTGAGGAAGGAGATAGGAATGGGTAAAACTTTAATAGGGATTTGTACGTTTGGTTTACTAGAATTTACTAAGCTTACAGTAGAGAGTATGAAGGAGACAATTAAATCTCCTGTAGATTATTGTATAGTAGTAGGTAAACCTGGGGACTTTGAAACAATTAAATGGGCGTTAGAAAATAATATTCATATGATCATTCATGACCAGAATTATGGGTTTCCTAAAGGGATTAATGATCTATATGATTATGCCTGGAAGGAAAATAATTACGATTATCTTATTATTAGTGGGCCAGATATTATTGCTTATCCTAATACTATTGATTTGCTTATAGATAAAGCGGATAATTCGGACTGGGAATGGATAAGTTCTTCCCAATTTGATGTAAAATCTTTGGTGAATATGTATCCAGAAACTAAAGAATTCTTTCACGGCGCTAACCTAACCTTTAATGATTTTGGTACAGCTACTCCGTGGATGGCCCATAGAGACTGGGATAGGCCTGAGAGTATAGAACCTAATGTGATCAAAGATGTCCACAATCTTTGTCTATATAAGAAATCTGTAATGGATACAATTGGGTATATTGATACTGCTTTTTTCCCTGCTTACTATAGTGATAATGATTACGCTAGGAGAGGGGTAAACGCAAATTTAAAAACCTGTGCATTAGGAAACTCTGTTTATTTTCATTTTTGGAGCAGGACTCTACACCAGGGTAGTAGTGTATCTAATGATAAGTACTTTAATAACAATAGAAAATATTATATTATGAAATGGGGTGGAGATTTTAGTAAGGAGAGGTGGACTTTACCTTTCAATGGTACAGATCAGATTATTGATGGTGTTCACTATAGAGGTAGCTTGAATATAGAAAGCAGGGATAATGAAATGGAAATTATAAACTACTGGAGAGCTAGATGAATGCTCTTATAACTGGAATAACTGGACAAGATGGGTCGTATTTAGCAGAGTTTCTACTGTCTAAAGGATATGATGTTTATGGTTTGATAAGGAGAACCAGTACCCCAAACCTATCTAGAATACTACACATTTTAGATAAAATTACTCTAATACCTGGGGATTTGTTAGATCAAGGTTCTATTAACAGAGCATTGTCTATATCAATGGCTGATGAAGTTTATAACTTAGCTGCCCAATCTTTTGTAAAAGCGTCTTGGTCACAGCCTGAATTTACAGGGGAGGTTACTGGTCTTGGAGTTCTTAGAATGCTTGATGGTATTCGTATGGCTAATAAGAATATAAAATTTTATCAGGCATCCACTAGTGAAATGTTTGGTAAGGTTGCACATAGTCCACAAAGCGAGGATACACCGTTCTATCCAAGAAGTCCATATGGAGTAGCTAAAGTCTATGGTCACTGGATTACTGTAAATTATAGAGAATCTTATGATTTATTTGCCGTATCTGGAATATTGTTTAATCATGAATCCCCTAGAAGGGGTATAGAATTTGTGAGTAAAAAGATTGCTAATGGGGTAGCTAGGATATATCATGGTTTAGATACATCTATTACACTAGGAAATTTAGAGCCTAAACGTGATTGGGGCTTTGCTGGTGATTATGTACAGGCTATGTGGAAAATGCTACAACAACCATCTCCAGAAAACTACGTAGTAGGCAGTGGTGAAACTCATTCAGTAGAGGAGTTTTGTAAACTAGCATTTAAAAGAGTAGGTCTTGATTACAAGAAATATGTTGTACAGCACCCAGATTTGTATAGACCAGCAGAAGTAAATTTATTGTTAGCAGATTCCAGCAAGGCTAAGAGAGATTTGCTCTGGGAACCAAAAACTAATTTTAACGATCTGGTCAACCTTATGGTTGACTATGAATTGGAGGAAATATCTAAGTGCCTATTATCGAGAGAGTCGAACAAGAAGACTTAATATTTTATGAAATAATAAAAAATCCAGTACTCTGTACAGAGTTCATCTACAACATAGACCTGCTAGAAAGTGAAGAAAAATTTGAATATACCAGTTATCAAAGAGAGTTTATATGTGACTTTAATAGTTATGTAAGTCTTTCGTGCGGGCGTAGTGTTGGTAAAACCGTTGCTTTAGTGGGGATTATTATCTGGATTTTAATAAGCAATGTGTACCCATTAGAATATATAGTTTATGGTGTGCCGGGTAAAGTACATCTAGAGCCAGTATGGTCTAGTCTAGTAAGAAGGTTTAGGGGTAATTCATTCCTTAAATTCTTTTTAGATAACAGAGCTGGCATAAATAATTCTGAGTACATACTCAAGTTACAGAATAACTCTCAACTAATGTGTAGACTTGCTGGACAAACTGGCACTGGTGTAAACTTTATTGGTCTTCATACTCCAGTTGTAATTATAGATGAATCTGGGTATTTCCCATGGAGTGCATGGACAGAGCTACAACCTATTTTAAATACCTTTGAACCAGGATTTAAAATGATAGCATCTGGTGTGCCTACTGGTTTACGTGAGAGAAATGTAAACTATCACTGCGATAGAGAAAATTCTAATTACACCAAGCATAAAATTTCTGCTTTACAAAATCCTAGATTTACAGATGATGATAGACTGAAGGCTTTAGAACTTTATGGTGATGAAGAGTCTGATGATTATATCCATTTAGTTCTAGGTCTGCATGGTAAGCCGGTATTCGCTTTGTTTGATAGAAATAACATGTCTATTTCTAATTATCCAGTTTACAAATTAGTTTTAGATGGTACAAAATATTTTGATAATATCACTGAGTATATTGGTAAGTTAGCAGTGTTACCGGGTTTACCGGATAAAGACTCTAAATGTTTAATTGGAGTTGACTTAGGCTATACTGAACCTACGGCTATTGTAATCATGATTATGGAGAAGAACAATAATTTTAAATTCCATAGCAGGATTACACTTAACAAAGTAAATTACTTTATACAAGAGAAGATCATTGATTATTTAGATACCAAGTTTAGACCTTTTATTATAGGCATTGATGAAGGTTCCGCAGGTAAAGCAGTTATTCCTAGATTGCAAGAACATGAAGAATTTTTACACAAAAATTTCAAAGATAGAGTTGTGCCAATTAATTTCTCATCACAGATAGTACTAGGTTCAGATAGCGAAGGTAATGAAATTAAAAGCAGAACTAAACCGTTCGCTGTAGGAGTACTCCAAGACTATAGTGATAGTCATAGAATTATATACTCATCTACAGATTTGGAAATGGTCTCTGAATTAGAGAGAATGACTTACAGTAAAACCCCGACTGGTGAAATCACCTATAAAACTATAACAGAGCGTGGAGGTAAAAAAGGTGAAGATCACTTTACATCCGCCATGTTGTGTCTAGCTCTAGCATACTACATGTACAGCGATGTATTAAACTTTAGAGTACAGAAAAAGAAGCTAGCATCACCATTCTGGAATATTCCTGCGGATACGTATGTCCTATAGGAGAGATATTATGGAAGAAAAAGAAAGAAAATTAGCTAAAGCACAGTATACCATTTGGGATGTATATGGCTACAAAAGTAAAACAACGGGGGTATGGTCTCCTAGTGATGTAGATAAGCTAGAGGTAGTAGACTTTAAAGAGTTTCATAAGCTTGTAGACCAGTGCAGATTTTATTACAGGAAAGACCCAATTGCAGGTACTGTTATTAACAAGTTGGTTGAGATTGGAATCCCAAGACTCAAGATAGAGAAGAAAGGCTTATCTCCAAATGAGGCTAGAATCTTTGAAGGTATTCTTGATGAAGTTCAAGAGTTTATAGAGAGTTGTGCCTTAGAATATTTAATCTCAGGTTTGGTAATTCCTGAGATTAAGTATGCTGCTGTTTCAAAAGATCAATTAGTCCAATTTGGAATTAAGAAGTATACTTCATTAGTTCTACCAGTTTCGATGTGGTTACGAGACCCTAAGACAATAAAGATAAACTCTACCATGATAGGAGATGAACCATCCTATTATGTTATTCTACCAGAAGAGCTGATCTTTTTTATACAGAATAAGGGCATGTACCCTGATGGAACTAAAGATATAGCTTTATACCAGCAACTCCTAACTTACTATCCTGAGTTTGTTTATCAGGTTGAGCGGGGGGAGAAAGAAATCCTATTAGAGAATGATTTGATAGTACGTAGAAAACCTCTATCAGATTCTCCTTATCCTACTCAGTATTTACTTCCAGCAGTTGAAGCCCTTAAACATAAGAGAAACTTACGTAGAATGGATTACTCTATCGCATCCAGGGTTATCAGTGCTATCATGCTGGTAAAACTAGGTAATGATGAGTTCCCTGTAACAGAGGATGATGAGAGTGCTTTTGAATCTATCCGAAGTCAAATGACATGGAGAAACTCTTATGGTAGAGATATAGAACGTATTTTCCAATTGTTTGGAAACCATACTCTAGAAATAGAGTGGGTATTCCCTCCAGTTGAAGCGTTGCTGAATGAAGCTAAATATCGTGAAGTAAACCAGGACATCTTCTTCGGTTTAGGATTTCCTAGAATCCTTACTACAGGTGAGACTGAAAGAACCCAGACATCCGACCCAGAATTTGCTACCATGTCTCCAGCTAAAACTATGGAGAACATGCAGAAAAAGTTACTACCTATAGCTCAAGCTATTATGGTAGAAACAGCTAACAGTAATAATCTTAGAGATTATCCAGTAATAAGTTTTGAACCAGTTAATCTACATGCCTTTGCTACATTTGTACAGGCTATGATTTCCTTGTACAATACTGGGAATATCTCTAGGACTACTCTGGATGAACTGTTTGGATTTAGATGGGAGGATGAAATGGAGTTAAAAGTGGACGAACAGAAAATTATGGAAGAGTCTGATCTACCAGAGTTTTCACCACAACCTTTCTCACCTCAACCCGGAGCAGGAAATCAGCAAAAACCTAATAATACTCAACAAAAACCCCAACCAGCTAAGCCAAAACCATCTAAAACTGAATAAAAACAGTAAAAATTACTATTTTTTAGATGATGTTGGTATAATATATATGAATATAATTCATGGAATATCTGTTCCATGTTAATTGAGGTTAATCATGACTGATAATAAGTTTTATTTGGATACTAAATTTGAATTTTTGGAAGATGATTCCCCAGAACTTGGGGAGGCGTTTTCCGCTATCAGTTTAA